TGATTTCCGATTCGAATTCAATTATTTCCTCGTCGTAGTATTCGTTGACTGCATTACTCAAACATTCCAAAATCTCCTCCTGTTCCAAATCACTCTCGTGTTCCCATCTATGCATGAATGTTTTGAACTCATGGATTACTTTTCTTTCTGCGTCTTTCGACATTTCATTTGTTCCTAAATACCCGGTCCATATCACTCCTTATCGCAATGAGTTTTCCAAATTCATCACGGACATACGAACCATCCCGATTTCTTAGAAAAAAACGCACTTGTTTCTTGGAATAGAATCTTTCGAATCCATCCTCCGCTTCCCGTCTGGTCAACACAGCCATCAGTAGACGGGTTTCGAAAGCTGTCCGGTTGCACGATAAATGCGTAGTTTTTCACGTATCAACTCCTCACGGAAAAACTGATACGCAGGCATGTCATTCATTTCCAAAGCTTCGCGCATCTGCCGATCATATTCGTAGACCCAATCAGTTGGACGATGACTGCATCCGATCAGAGTCATCAAGACCATCAAAGTTCTCATCCTCATCCTCCCAGCCGAGTCTCCTTCTACGGTCACGATATAATTCCTCCCGGTAATCCTCGTATAATGCCCGCGCTTCGAATTCCTCTTCGGTCATTTCATTTCCTTCCATAATGTCTTCCACGCTAATTCTGCGGTTGGCACACATACACCATTTCCCAATAACCTCAAGCGGTCCACTCTGTTGGCAATTGGGTCCACCCTGTCATGCCTCTGCCCAGCATGAGACTCTCCACCCAATTCGGATTGAGCTTCGGTGACCCGTGGTTCTTCCCAGTCATATTGCTCTTCTCCGGGACGGGCGGGCCAGCGTGTATTTGATTCCTTAATCGACATTGAGTTGTACGATTCTCCTCTTCGTATTGCTTCCACGCTTCTGCTGATCCCGTCCTTGCCGCGTCCCCTTCGTTTGGAGTTTGCCAATTCTTCTTCGCTTCCTCCGCCAATATCTTGCCCCCCGTTCCGGGCTTGCGACTGCCGGGGTTGCCTGCTCGTGGGGTTGGCCAATTCATCTGATTCAAGTCTCTCCCCAAGCACTTCTGATTGCTCTCCTTCGCAGTTCTCGCTCCCTCGATGTGGTCGGAGGCTTGGGGAGTACCCCAGGATGAAGACTCGTTTCCTTTGGTGAGGCGCGCCAACTTCTTCCGCGCTGAATATGCCTGTTTCATATCGGTAACCATCTTCTTCCAGATCGCTGAGGACTGTGGAGAGTCCAAGCGTGATATGACCTTGGACGTTTTCGGCAAAAACCCAGGTAGGTCTAATTGTTCGGATATGCTTGCGGAGATAGGGCCATAAGTGTCTTGGGTCTTCTTCGCCTTGTCTTTTTCCTGAGCTACTGAACGGCTGGCATGGGTAGCCACAACATATGCCGTCCACGATTCCACGAAACTCTGATGCAGGGAAGGTTTCAAGGTCCGTCCAGATAGGTGCGTTAGAAAGCCTCCCTTCTTCAATCTTCGCAACCAAGTTGGCGATGCAGAATCCTTCCCTCTCCACGAAACAGATTGTGCGTACATCCACGCCAGCTCGCTCGATTCCCAACTCCAATCCGGCGTAGCCGGAACAAAAGCTGATAATGTTTTGGGGACTATCCACATCGAACAACCTCCCATCCACGATCCGCTTTTTTCAAACGAACCTCATCCCCTATGAAATAACTGTTCGGCTTCGCGCGGAACCAACCATGACTCCCATCCGCAAATTCAACGTCGTAGCGGTAGGGATTCCTCGGTTTCAAATACACCCGACCCATCAATTCATCCGCTTCGCGTACCCGTTTCTCCCTCTTCCTATCGGGTTCAACCGCTTCCCTGATCATATCGTCCACGTCCGCAATCGCCGCCTTTTCCTCCTCCTCACCCGCAAGTTCGCGTAATTTGCTCACCATTTTGCGAGATATTCGATTGCCATGTATGCAGGTACGCATCGTACTGCGTTTGACTCCCATCATGTCTGCGAATTGATCACGGGTGATACCTGATTCGCCAAGTATCCTCATCGCCTGCTTACCCGTCCATAAAGTCACCACTTGTACTCTTGTGTAGTTTATCGTAGACAAGTCAACGACAATTCGATAATTTTTAACCAATGCCGAGAGGAATACCCAAAAAACTCAATGCGTTTGATGCTAAGTTGAAGGATAAGATCCTTACTTCCGCCGCCCGTATCGCATCCAAGCAATCCACGCATAAGCAAGAATGTGAGAACCTGGAACTCTCCACCAGACAGGAGGAAAGTAGATTACGGGTCGAAAATGCCATGAAGTTCGGAATGAAGATGACGGAACAGCAATTTCTTAATGCAGTTTCCAAAAAACTTCAGCATATGGTCTCTGATTCACTCAATGATCTGCATGATTCCATTGATAAGATTCCTCCGCAAAACAAAGCCTATGCCGTAGGTATGCTCTTCGACAAATTCATGACCATATCCGGAAGACCCACAAGCATATCCGCAAATGCAAACGTCAAACTAGGTTCCTCCGATATGTCTCCGGAAAAAGTGAAATCCATTCTCAAAGGCGCAAAAAAAGCCGCCGAATACATTGAGGTGGAAAATGAAGAAGAAAGGTAGTCTCTACGAACAGATATTCTTTACCGAAGCATTGTCGAGGAATCTGGAAGTGTTTACCCCGCTCGGAGATTATCTCCCGCAGGATTGTCTCGTCATGAATCAAGCCGGAAAATGCTACAAAGTACAAATCAAGGGAACTGAGGATAAGGTAAACGACAAATCACGCGGCGGACTCGGTAGGTATATGATCACCACCGCTACGGGTACGAGTGCCAAACAAACCATTGATCCGACTAAGGTCGACGTGCTTGCCGCATATATTCAAAACATACCCACCTGGTACGTTATTCCCACCCTCGCCATCGACGGGGCGATTAGAATATCCCTCTATCCGCATAACCTCAATTCCAAGGCCAAGCATGAGAAGTATCGCGAGGATTGGGATATCTTCATGCGCTAAACTACGTCAGACTACAATACAATACGCATTTGCGGGGCATTCTTATAGCGAAAAATTTCGTGGGGGGAGTGATGATAATATATAAATTTGCGCGGAACCTGGCGGACCCCCGCCCCCCCCGTGCGTGCGTCTGTCTATGCGATTTTTTGGCGTGATCGTGGGTCCAGTAGATTTGTAGTCTACTGCGATATCGCTTGTTTGCAGGCATTGCGAGGCATGCGCGCCAATTGTGCCAATTGATTGATTGCGTTTAGTGCGATTCAACACTGATCGTCGCATCAACGCATCGACGCATCAACGCATCATGATGTGTTGACGCAAGGTTTGCCTAATTTCCTACCGCAGATTTGATGCTCAGAGTAGAAATGCATCGTTAACCCGTTTTCCGCTTTTCCCGTCCATAATTTGCTTCATTTGTTTTTTTCGGCATCACGCCCAAAACTTTTTTTAGGCTCTAGCATGCGGGTTACGACAGAAATTTACATTTTGTGCTTGCAACGTAGTCGTTTGTAGTTTTGTCTAGGTTCCTCCACCGAGGGACTTACCCTCATAACCAAAATCAAAAAATCAAAATACTATGAAAAATTATGTTGACTTAGAACACGACAAACTCGCCAAACAATGGGATTTGATCCATAAAAAAGAGAAGGCGATTGAAGAAAAGCTGAAAGAGATTGAGCGCTTGAAATGCCCCAACCCGTTTAATCCCCGAACTTGCGGCGACTATCAATTGTGGCACGAGTGCGACGGGCCTTACTACTTAGCCAAAGCCAAAAAAGAATTGGAAGAGCTAAAAAAATTCTCGCTAATAAAAAAGTAAGGGGGTTAGCATGATTACACCACTAAATAAAAAAGTTAGTATGTTTGCAACCAATGATGAGTTGTATGACAAATTAACTAACAAAGAAATTATAACGATTAAATTGGCAAAGCTTGAAGAGTTTGCAGATGATTTATATAGGTCTACCACCAGCGAAGGATCTTTTGCCAAGTTATTCCCTCCCCAAACTAGTTGGGTTAACATAAGAAAACTCTTAAGAGAATTAAACGAATTAAATGAGGAGACTTGCGAAGCATGACACATTACGAAATCACTCTTTGCCTTTGGCTCCCTTGGCTCATCGTGGGCGCTTGGGTTGCAATTCAAACAATTACAAAAAGAGGAAATTAATTATGAATCAATCACAACTCGAAAAATATTTAACACGGTTTAATAAAAGACTAAGAGACCGATACAACCGAAACCAAGATTTCAGATTGTCAAAAGACGAGGGTCGCAAGTTAAATATTCAAGCGCGCAAACGATTAGCAAAAAGAGCAAAGGAGAAACTAGCATGATTCACGCAAGCAAACTATTCCCTCAAGCTCTGAAAGAAGCCTTCGAAGAGGGCGAGAGAGCGCGAAAAGCGAGAGAGAAACGGGAGCGCTTTACGCGTGATCGGGGACCGATCCGCGTTAAGCGTAAAGAACGCGCACGCGCGAAGCAAATGACACTTAACCTATAAATAACAAAAGAAAGAAAAACTATGAACATTCACAAAATACTAGATGAGCGTGAGGCCTATCATCACAACAATGAGAAACGCAAAAATATTGATTCAGTTCAAACCCTAGCGGATATAAAACCAAGCGTCTTGGAAGCGTACAGGCATGAAGTTTTGCGTAGGGAAATAAAACACATCAGGCGACTAGTTAATCACGCGGAAAATGTGCAAAGAATAAGAGAAACAAAAGGAGAGGAATTCCAATGGAAGTAAAAGAGAAACACGCCACACACACGCCTGGACCTTGGCATTATAGCGAGGTAATACGAGGGCGAGATCAATACTATCGACAAATTCGCGCAGACTTTAAAATTGCAGAGGTACATGCATGTCATAGCGGAGTTGCCGGAACCAAGAAAGGCAGAGCAGAAGACGAAGCCAACGCGCGTTTGATCGCGGCGGCACCGGAGCTATTGGAGCAATGCAAGCTATTCGAGAAAGTGCTGAAAGCGATTGGCGATATGGGTTACAAGGATGAAATCGATTTAGACTCTCATTCATGGCTTATGCGGACAATGGAACTCCGCGAGGTTCTCGCCAAAGTAGATGGGGGGGAGGGATGAGCGAGGATTTTCTTGTTAACGGAATACCTTACGAGTCTCATCAGGAGAAAGGCGGCAAGGTTATTACATTGAAGGCGAGTCATTACCATACGCAAAAGATGATTGATAACGCGATTGAGAAAGTGCGTTCCAATTATGCGAACCGTAATCTATCGAGAATTATCGTGAAAGTATACAAAGGAGAATCATTCGCATGACTAAACCAAACGAGTCAGACACAATAGCGCGCTTGTGCGTGGGCCTGATCATCTTTTTGGTGATGCGGTTCGCGCCCAGGGCGGTTGAAGCTTGGCAAAAGCGCAAGGATGTGAAAGGAGAAATACGATGAAGATTGAAAGGGGAATACCAATACCTAGCGTTCATAATGAATCCAAGTGGTCTGAAGTCTTATCTGCAATGAAAATAGGTGACTCAGTTCATCTCCCATATTCCGAAGCTGTAAAGCTATGCACTTATATGAGGAACCATGATGTGCATCCAGTTATGCGTCAGACCACCCCACGGGGAACCCGAATCGATCGTCAGATGTGCAGAGTGTGGCACAATGGCAAGCTCACCAAAGAGGAAAAGGAGAAATGCGATGAAGATATTAGAAGACAAACTTGATGAAGCTTACACTTTTTTACATCTCGCCATCCACGAAAAAAGTGGAGACGAAAGAGAAGGTATTCTGCTTGATGGATTATTAAGCCTAAAGGAAGCTATTGATTTACTTGAAAAGGAGAAATGCAATGAGTGAAGAACAAAAAGCAATTGAATCAATTAAAGTGGAGTCAAGATCACTACGCAAGAACCTAATTGCTAGTGAAATTAAGCAACTTATAACGCAAGCAATATCAAAAGGTATCGCAAAAGAGGATGCCTTCCTTTGGGTATCGAAGAGATTAAAGAAATATGACGCGCCAAAAGACTGCACGGATGTCTATGCAAGATCATGGGTTCAATCAATGGGACTACCTACCGTTGGTGATCTTACTCGGTTAATTGATCAAATGTACAAATAAGGGAAACAAGAGAAATCGCCGGGAAGGCACCTAGAAAGCGTTTTGATTTTCATTCATCCTACCAACGATATAATTTACAAAAAGCACGATTAGACCCCTTCTTGCGTCTCTAATCGTGCTTTTTGGTATTCTAATGTGGCCTAAAACGAAACAACTTTACGCTTATCGTTGGTCAGACGGGGTTCTAAATGCTTGGAGAAACGCCCCAATCGCTTCTCAAACGCAAACCTGGTCATGCCCTGTTCGCCGTTTCGGTTCTTCGCCACTTCGCAGTTGAGGACTTCATCGTCATCCTTGTCAGGAGAAAGGAGCAACACGACGTCCGCGTCCTGCTCGATACTTCCGGATTCCCGGAGATCCGAGAGCGCGGGTTTTCTTTTTTGTACTTCAAGCGCTCTGTTGAGTTGAGAAAGCGCAAGGACCGAGGTTTCATATTCCAGCGCCAATGTCTTCATGGTACGAGAAATCTCGGAGACCTCCTGGGTGCGGGAGTCATAGCCTTTTGCGGAAAGGAGTTGCAGATAATCCACCACTACCAAGCCGAGTTCACCCTCCATGCGTTGCTGGGCGAGAAAGGCGCGGAAGCTCTCAAGCGTAGCCTCGTGATCATCCTTGAAGGTGATGGGCCACTTCTTCATTGTTTGCGTGGTTTCGCTCAATCTTCTTCGATCCACGTGATTCAACGAATTCTTCATGGTTGGGCGCGGAACTCCGCTCACATTCGTGAGCAATCGAGCGGAGCATTCGCTGGCAGTCATCTCAAGACTTGCGTAGGAAGTCCGATATCCCATCTTCGCGGCTTCATGGGTAAAGTGAATCGCCAATGCGGATTTTCCAACTCCCGGTCTTGCGGCAAGTACGTAGAGACAACCCTCGCGGAATCCGCCGTTGAGCAAACTGTCCAATCCTTTGAACCCCGTGGATATTGCGGTGACTCCGCCTGCATCGATGGCGAGGTACTCGGCTTCCGCCTCCGCCACGGCATTGCGTATGGGCGTTTGGCCTTTTCTCTTGGAAAGAGACTTGGCCACCCGTGTGGTGAATGCGGAGGCCACGTCCTCTGCGGATTTGGTTGGATCGCGGATATCGTCCTGGGCATGGAGGAGTGCCTTCTCCACTGCCTTGGCGTTTCTCTGCTCGATCACCTGGTCCACGTAGCGTTCGATTTGTCCGCCTCCGTATTGTTCGGCGATTTCGGATATCTCGGATGCGAGATCAGGTAAGGCGATGAGTACGTCCACCTCGTTGACGTCTGGAGAATGAAGCGCAATTACGGAAAAGATTTGCTGATGGGTTGGGCAAGTAAAGTCATCTTTCGTCAGATGCTCCAATGCGATGGCCGAGGATCGGCCCGTCTCGTCGCGCATGGAAGCTGAGAGAACTGCAATTTCGGCTAATGAGAAATCAATCACACCCGTTTGATTCCTTCCCACTCATCCACCTCCTTTTGGGGTAAGCGTTCCTTGATCCATCCTCTGCATGCGTTTCTGAAGGTTGCGTTCCAATCAGCTTGCACATGTCCCTTCCCCTTCGCCCAATCCACGAAGGTGGAAACCGCATCCCCGTGATTCAATCCTTCCTCTTTGGTAATGCTTTTGGGTGGATCGAAATCATCTGGTATCGTTGTACCTTTTTTCTTCCTTGGCTTGGAATTGGATTTGCCGCTTTTGGTGGATTCCGCGTTATATATACAATTAATATTTCTGGAAGAAATATGTTGCGCGCGCGAGGGATGCCACAGATACTCCACCAGGAGTGGAGTTATGGTGGAAACTGGGGTTGCTCCGAAATGATCACAATACTCTTTCAAAGCATCACTAATCCACTTGGGAACTTTTAGTCTGATCTCAACCTTTTCGCTCATCTTTGCCCTCAAAATAGGGTGCTGAAAATAGCAAGTAAAATCCATAGAAAGGTGACGCTTGCAACAGCAAACAACAATGCAAAAAGCATATATTCTGTGAAGTTTCTCATGGTTATTTATTAGGACTCAAAGTAGGGTATTGGTCCGTTTGAGTCCGATATTGGTCCATGAAGCTCCCTGAGTATAACTATTAATGCTTGTATGAGAGTGTCCCTTTCTGTGCTTCCCCTAAGTGTGATCTCAACACTTTCAGCTTCTTCTCCATTCACTTCCATAGAAGTACATCCTTCATCAATAAGTTTTATTGTTACGTAACCTCCATGCCCTGCATCTCCTCCCTGGCATCCATTATGCTCAACGCAAACGGAAAGCATATTTGCTGAAATAAACCTTTGATAAACTTTCCTATAATCATCTCTCATTTTTATTCTTCCTTCCATTGTTGTTGGTTGAGGAGAGCCACCAAGTCACTTAATCGACAGGTGAACAAACTCTCCGAATTGTTCTTCCTATGAACCACGCAGGGTGGTTTGTCTCCCGCATCACGAATGCTCTGGCTCATGGCACTGTATAAGTTTAATGCCTGTACATGCTTCGCTTCGATATGAAACGGAAACTCCTCGCTTATGACGTCGGGAGAATCCGATCCGCCCGCAAATTGCTGACCCCGTCGTGCGGGGAATCCATTTTCGTCCAGATAACGGGCTATGGAACGCTCGTACCTAGCCCCTTTGGCCCTACTATTGATTTTTCCCATCTCATGCCGCTTCCCGACCCTCGTTGTCCCACCGGATCGCTTGTTCGAATTCCTGACAGTCCACCATGTTCTTATTGCCCATTCGCCTGGTTTCCAATTTCCAAACCTCTATGATCTTATACACGTAGGTACGTGACACGTTGAACATTCTCGCAATGTCTGCAATTGATTTCGCATTGTATGAATTGGAAACGTCCAGAGTTTCCACATCGTCCGAATATCCGGGCCATACTCCACTACTCTTGCAGGTAGTCCAGAGTTTGCATGCCTTACGCATACTGTCCGCATGTTTGTTAATTTCGCCTGCTGGCAGTCGATACGCCGCGCTTGCATAAGGTGGAAATTTCTCCACTGCAATGAATATGAATTCCTTGGGCGAATATCCACATCTGCGCAATCCTTCCATGTAAAAATATGCCTGGAATCCATATCCGAATTGCCTGACACTCTTGGCGAATCCACGCTTGCTCGCATCCATCGTGGATTTCAAGTCGATCACCACCTCCGCGCCGGGACTGAACCAATCCGGTCTTATTCGACAATCCGCCCCTTCCATTGCAAAAAGTCCAGTTGCTTCAATCATCGCGTCTATGTCACCCATATAATCCCGTAATACCGGATTATCCAATGCACCCGCCGCCATTTCCATACAGGTATTGTAATCTTTTGCATTTAACCAGCGACGTTCCGGATAATCCGCTTTCAACTCGGCAATTTTTTCCTTGTAGTGCTTGGTCAATGGACTCTTGCCATCTATTTCAGTGGGTAGTTCACCATATTCATAACTCAATTTTTCGGGTTCCAACACTGCCGTATGAAAACATCCACCCATTAACAAAGCTGGTGTGCTGACGGGTTTGTAACGCATGGACTGTTGGACGTGTAAAGGAGTCTTAATGGTCAAATCCCATGCCTTAGAGCGATTCAAATCGTCGAGGCTATGATATGCTTCGTTACTTATATCAGTCCTTAACATCACCTTCCTCCTTCTTGATTGTAACTGGTATGGTAGTTCTTTGAATTTCCTGACTATCATGCGTAATTTTAGTGCTTACGCCCGGATTGCTGTTCAATTCCAAGTCAGGACATGCATGATGTACCCTTCTCGGATCGCCACCATTCCTTAGATAGGTGTGAATGAACGCTCCAATTGAAATCATGTCATCAACATTATATTTCCTTTTTTTGAAGGAATATCGGCATGGGTTCGTGTGTATTTCCAATATCATCAGAATGGTTCCTCACCTTTGTCTGCTTGCTCTGCGAATGGATCATCACCCGTGTAGAGAGCTTTTAAATTTACGCTGGTATTCAACACCAACTTACGTTGCTCCTCCGTCATTTTCTTATGTGGTTTCGGAACCATCGCATAACTCGTTTCCAGACCCTCTCCGCTACGCATAATACTTATGTCGTATTTGCGCGGATCTCCCCACTCCGCATCGTCGCAATATGAAGTCAAATCATTCTTCAGTTTGACTTGCGTAATTTCCAGAACCTGTACCCTTTCCTCCGCATAGTTGTATACTTTGAACGCAAAGAATTCCTTTGGTTTGTCTGCAAAACTACGAGGCGCTTCGGAATCACATTCCCAGCGAATGGGTATTCGTTTCCCATCCTCTTCGATCCAGCCCAGCATCCCCGTTATGAATCCGCCGTCATCAATTGATCCGACGATACGGAATTTATTCTCTCCCTGTTGTAACTTCATGTAGTTACCTCCACCATTTGCACCATTCACAGGCGCACGTTTTATATTATCCAAGTATCCCATTATTTTTAGATATTGACATTGATTGTAGTTTGGACGATGAAAACTTCTTATGACAAAAAACAACGCAACGAAACCAATCTCGCTCCGATTTTCACCATCCGTGCGAAAAACAGTAAAAAAAATCTCCGATGATAGCGGACTTATGCAGTCTGCGATCTTTGATATGATTCTACGGGCAGGATGTTCTGCCATCGAGAAGAATGACTTCTCGTTTGTTTGGCCTCTCCATTTTCATTTGGAAGGAGCGAAAAAAGTTCATCCATCAAAACATTAATATTTATGCTTATAGGTGAACTAGCGACAATATTTACCAAGTCGCTTCCGTCGACGTGTTCAATTCTTAATCCGTTTAAGTCAATTGTGGTCATATTTAGTATTTTAATTTGCATGATTATGTTTCTTTTCGACTTGCCCGAATGACGGGCAATC